TGTTTTCTTGACTTGGCTTTCGCTTTAACCTTCGGTTTCTTGTAAACCTTTGGTTTCTTTACTGTATCAGGTTTCTGTGTTTTGCTTATTAACTCTGTTAAAGCAGCTAACAACTCTGGAGTGATACCATCTAAAACATCTTTAGATGTTTGTTTCTCTTTAACCTTTGGTTTTGGCAACTCTACAGAGTTAACAAAGTTCGTGAGGTTTTTAATAGCCTTTAAGGCTTTAGCCTTGTTTTCTTTACATGGTGTAAAAAAGAGCTCGTTAATAGCTTTGCTATTTGCTTTTAGCACTGATACTCTAGTACTGTGAGTAAATGTATTCATGATGTATAAATAAATTGGTTTGTGTCAACTCAAAAACGAATCGACGGTGCAAAGGTATGGATAACTTCTTCAACTTTCGACATCTTTTCACACGCCCTTTCTCATACGCATTATGCGATCGTTGAAACACATGAAAAAGCCCCGTATTATATGCACTCTACATACAAGGCAAAAACCTGTATTTATTGTTGACAATTATTTAAGGTCGTTAATATCAATACAAAATCAGGATTCAATGCATACACATATATGAAGGGAATTAACGCGTATCATATATGATTGGGGTTACTGTCCCCCTACTAAACTTAACTATGTTACTAGACTTAGAATTTATTGAATTCAATCACCTCTACCTTCGGTAAATTTAATGTCAATACAAAAGCTGAAATACTAACACAAAAAGCCTCGTATAATAGGGGTACGGGGTGTATGATACGCACTTCGGTTATGCATGCGCAGCGCTCACAATTCTATATAATCCCCAACCTAAACATTTCTCACATTTTTTTTCGGATCGTATGGTTTTTGCAGGTTTCTATCCAAATTTACTTACTCAAAACCACACCTGTATAAAGCAGTTCTACAATAAGCTGCTTATATACAGCAACTTAGATACAATTAGTTAAACTAAAGCTTCGGGGTTGACTTTTAAAAAAAAAAGTAGTAACTTCGTAACATTATGCTTTTAACCTGTACAGCGTTTTTAGCGTGTGCGCAGTAAGGGCATTGTTTTTTAAAGTAGTATACAGGATATCTATATAGTATAGGCAGTTCTATCTAATACTGATTTTGCATATCCTTTCACAAAACAGCTTTTTGTATATTTGTTTCGCAATACAAGCCTGAAATATAGTATGAGATATAAAAACAAAACTGTAAAGGACACTAATAAGCCATCTTTAACCCGTCGGGATCCAAATAACACATATACCCCCTCAGACAATATGTCTATGGAGGATATAGAGCGTATCATGAGTTCACAAGGTGGCTTCCCTTTAGATGCGGCTGAGGTTTATTCAGATAGCGGGCCTAGGAAGATGAACCAGCAGGAGTTAATGAAGGCTTTAGGTGGGTATGGTTTGGAAGCGGCTAGGCTTTTACCTTTTATAGGGGAAGCTTTAGATATTGGTGATATTGTATCGGCGGGTAAAACGGGTAAGGACTTAAGTGGTTATGACGCTACTCCAGGAGGGAGGGCTGCAATGTTTGGGGCGACGCTTGCTATACCTAATATTATAGAGAAACCAGCTAAATGGTTGGCTAAGCAAGGTGCAAAAAACGCAGATGATATAAGAAGGATTTTAAGCTCTTATGCAAATAAAAATACTGCTGATATACCTGCGGACTTAAAGCCGCTATTAGACTTAAGTAAAAAGTCTAATGAGATGAAGCTGTATCTAGATCAAAGTAATATCCCTCATAACACTAAACTTGGTAACCCAGATAGAGTAAAATATGGGGCAGAAGAATGGCAATATGATGGTTTGGTGGCTGGTACCCCAAGCAATGCCTCTGTTAACTGGTTGGTAAAAAATAGACCAGAACAAGTGTTAAAATTTTCTCCAGAAAACTTTAAGAAAGGTATGTTTGATGCAGATTATTCTGATTGGGCTGATTCTTACTTAACAAGTCTTAGAGGTGTTGAAGCAGATAATATAGATATAGCTGCTGATGCTATTAGAGGTCCAAAGCGGCCTATGGGTCATATACACGGGGATGGAACTTATCAAACCTCAAATTTAAATATACTTGGGGGTAAAGGAAAGAGCACTGGTTACGGAGTTGGATCTAGAGGTTATATAGGGGCTAGCAGAAATGTTCCAGGAATAGGTCAAAAAGGACAGAAAGCTAGCAACATCTTAAACGAAATAAATTTACTTGAAGCGCATGGTGGTTCATACCCCATAGTAAAAGACGCTTCTGGAAACTGGCTTTATGACACTAATAAAATAACCAGGGATTACCCAAAAGGTGAGCCAATACAAATCCGCAACCCTAAAGGTATACATACTACAGGTGATAAAGTAAGGATAGTAAGACCTAATACAGCAAAATTAACTGGAATACTTGATATTGCCAAAAGTGATGATCAAGGAGCTATTGATGCTTTGATGTCTAGATATGGTAAAAACATAGACTGGGGAGGCGTAGGTCAGTTCTCAAACCAAGATAGATTAGGATTAAATGAACTATATGAAAAAATAGCTCAAGGCAAAAAATATCAAGATGGTGGGGCATTAAAAAGCCTTATAAAGAAATACAAGTCTGGAGGTAGAGTAATAAAATATCAAGACGGTGGTGGTCTAGGAGATCCTAAGAAAGTTGCATCTAGCGACTCTTTATCTACGAAAACGCCTATAAACATGGAAGATTTAATGAGAGGTATATCTCAAGTAGAAAGCTCTGGTGGGGTTGCCTCTCAAATGATGAACCCAAGTAGCAGCGCTACAGGAATGTACGGTCAGCTATACAATGAAGTAAAAGACTTACCCGAATTGGCGGGAATAAACAGAGAGTCATTTTCAAAAAATAAAGACCTGCAAGACAAAATATTTAACATGAGAATGGGTGGGGAACTGCCTGGTACCCCTGGACTTATAGATAACGCATACGATCTTACAGAGGAGTACGCTTCGGACATAGGAGACAAATGGGAGTTTACTTTAGACGAAGTAGCCGCTATAAGTAATTACATAGGCAGAGAAGGCGCTAGAAAGTTCTTTGCGTCTATAAGAGACGGTAAACCTTTATACACTCCTTCTGGTACAAACAAACCCGTTCTAGAGTATTTAGATAGATATAGATTTGGCAGAGATAGATAAACTTTTTTTATAAGTTATAGTGCTTATATTTGTAAAAAATAAGTAAATGGCAACGCTAACCGTAACAATAAAAGAAGAGTTAACCTTAAACGGAATTCAAAGAGGAAGCACTAACATATCTGCTCTTGCAGGAGTCACCGAGTGTGTACAGAGAGTTGTAACTATAACAAACGCGGAAAAACCTGTATTTCTTTTTGCTTCTGCTGTAGAAGCAGGTGCTTTTAAGAACGCAACTTTACAGTACTTAAGAATAACAAACTTACACCAAACAGCAACAGTAAACCTAAGAGTTAGAGATGCAGCGCAAGAGTTTGCTATTCAGATTAACCCGCTAGGTTCTTTTATTTTAACAGAAGATAAATTAGATGCTGACGCTACAGGTGCCGATGAAACAATTGCTCTTGCTCAAATAGTAAGTATAAAGGCAGTCTCTAGCACGACTTCTAATCTAATTGAAATTTTTGCAGCAGGTTGAGATTTGTAAGAAAAAAATATGAACACGGACAATTAATTTCTAACACATGAACTACAAACACAGACAAAAAAAATACGATCAAGGAGGTTTAGCTGATTTCAGCATACAAAGCGGAAACAATGCTGCCATGTTGGCTTTAATGCAAAGAAAAATTGAAGAAAATAAATCTAAACAATCAATGATGGGTGGCGGTAAGGTGGAATATATGGAGGGTGGTAAAGTATACAAAAACGGCGGCAAGCCTGATATGGACGTAAAAAGTCTTTTAGCTGCCCTTAGCGAATACGATAAGAGGGGGTTAAATAAACTTCTTAACAAGCAAAATCGCATAGATCTCTCAAATGATGAGGAAGAGGGTTATAATCAGCTGCAGAAAGAGCGCGATGCAAATCGAGCCGAAAGGAAACGTTTAAACCAAGAATACCGAGAGGAAATGAAATCTGATGATTCAGGTATGGAAGAAGTGGAAGGAGAAGGAGGAGGCATAGATAAAGAGAATCTAAAGAAAATACTTCAAGCTCTTGCAGCTGGAGGAGCTGGTTTGGGGGCTATGGTAGGTATACCTGAGATAGTTAAATTACTTCAAAGAGGAAAATCTGGTGTAGAAAGTGATGCGCTATACCACAATGTGCTTGATCCAATGCCTGATCGACCAAATATATTCTTAAATAGAACTCCTGATCAGTCATCTAGAGGAAGGGGGCAGTAGTGAGATACCTAAATAAATATAACGAAGGCGGTAAGCTCCCAGAAGGAAAGATTGGGGATCTTATGCATGCTTTAAAAAACTACTCTAACAAAGAGGGTGAAAAATACAGCACGTCTAATTTATTAGATGCGTTAAGGTTTACTAAAGGAGGGGAAGAGAATGTATCGGAAGAAAAAATACCAAGCATGTTTGACCCTTCTATTTTTGGGTCTGAACCAGCTCCAGAACGCCCCGCAGACTTCTCTTCTTTTAGAGATAAAAAGAGTGGTGATGTAAGGATTTCAGAATACAATGAAGGATCAGGATACGAACCTGGTGTAGGTGCTCTTGGGTTAAAATCTCCTCAATTAAACAAACTTGCTGGAAGGAATTTAAAACCAACTGAAGAAAAAGAGTTTAGACAGGTGTTAAACGACCCTACTATGCTTAAGTACTTTATGGATATGATGGGGAAAAAAGACATGGATTTCAGTAAAAAGAAAATGGGGGGTTTTAACGCCTCAAAAGGAGGTAATAAAGGTGTTGGAACTGGGGGAAGAGGAGCTGGTGAGGGTAGTAAACTAACAGAAGCAATAAAAAGCAGAATAGCTTACATGTGTATGGATGGATCTTGCAAACCTTAGAAGTGAACAAATTCTACTTCAACCCCATAAAGAAAAGAAGAGATCACGCCAAAGAAGCTGAAAAGATCAAACTAAATAAAATTAAAAATGAAACTAGAAGTAATAAGGTTCAACAAAGGAAAGGACTCGACGAACGGGATACTATTTGATATAAGCAATGGGGAAAGAAAATTTTTATGCTATACTCTCGAAGATGAAGAGCGCTCCGAAAAGGTTCATGGAGAAACTTGTATACCTGAAGGAGAGTATTACCTCGGTTTTCGAACTGTGGGTGGATTTGATGCCAAGTACGCTCACAGGTTTGCTGAAATACATATGGGAATGCTTGAAGTCCTTAACGTCCCTAATTTTACTCATATTCTTATTCATTGCGGTAATACTGATGAGGACACTGCAGGTTGTTTACTACTGGGTGATACGCAAGAAAACAACAACACAAAAGAAAGCGGATTTATCGGAAAGTCTACACGAGCCTACTACAGGGTGTATCAAGACATCGCAAAAGCCCTTGAAAACAAAGAAGAAGTAATGATAACATATAGAGATTTTTCTAAATGCCTTATATTGTCCACCACAGAAGTAACAAATTTTTTTGACAAATGTTAGGATTAGCAAGCACAGCATCTTCAGGTTCAACACTAGAGGCTTTATATAGTTTAAACTTTGATGGCGCGAATGATTATGTAGAATGTGGTTTAATAGATTTTCACACAGACAACTTTTCTGTATCGTGTTGGGTGAAAACAAGTGACTGGACTATTCACAATTGTATTTGGTCTAATAGAAATACAGCGACCACTGAAGTAGGTTTTCAATTAAAAACTAACGGCACTTCTAACCAATTAGAGCTTTTTTTTGATAAAGGAAGTGGTGGTGTAACCTCTACCTTAACTGGTGTGCCTGATGATACGTGGTTTCATGTAGTATGTACAGTTGACAGAAGCGGTAATCAAGTTATGTATTTAAATTATGACGATGCTACCGATACAGATGACATATCTTCTCATTCGTCCGTTGATGCCACAAACGCTATAAACTTTCGTATAGGTAGAAATCAGAGTAACAACTACCATGAAGGAAAAATCACGGATCTTGCTATATGGAATACAGTTTTAGACGCAGACGCTGTTACAGCTATATACAATAGCGGTAAACCGACTAACTTAACTTTCAATAGCGGCAATTACGATAACTCATCCGCGCTTGTAGCGTATTATAAGATGGGGAATGGATCGTTTGACAATAAAGCAAACGGAGTTATTCACGATCAGCATAATCCTGGGTTTGGTGCGGAGTTGTGGGAGTCCCCAGCTTCAACAAATGGGAGCGTAGCAAATTGGAACGAACAGGGAAATAATGGTTTAGAGACAGTTGACGGAGCAATTCAAATAACGTATGAAGACCACGAAGCAGGAGCCTACATGTACCTAAGGGCTGATAAAGACTTATCTACTAATTTAACGGTTGGAGCTTTATATAAAATTACTTATAATGTTAAAGTTAACTCAGGAGCTAACGTTATACCTCAAGTAGTTCAAGTTTCACCCCTACCTAATGTAGCTGCTCCAGCAGTGACTTCTACAACGTTTATAACGCAAGAAATTTACTTCACGGCGGGTCACGAGACAAATTGTTATTTTAAAGTAGATTCCATGTCATCTGATGAAGTAGTTACACTTGACAACTTTAGTTTAAAACAACTAAACGGTATCCCAGGTTTAACGTCTGGAGGACCAACATTTATCTCTGACACACCTTAATAAAAGACTATGACTACATACGTAATACTAAATACAACAGAGATCACGGATGAAGATTCTGTGATAGATTTTTCTCAGCTATCTAACCGTAATGCTGATATGTCACGATACAGCAAAGACGGCAGTAAAGCCCTAGTTAAGTATAGATTAAAAAAAGGGCAAGATCAACCATCATTTTTAAACGGGAAGACAACGTACACACACGCAGAGATAATGGTTGTGTTGAGAGACACTGATGGGGATTGGTTTACAGATACTGAAGATTAACCTTCTAGACTCTTGTAAAACCTCTGAACAAGTAGCCTAGCTTTTTGAGTTAAAGCATATCTTACTCGGTAATTGTATTTAGTCTCATCTCTAAACAAATGATCTTCATACGTATCTGAAGGGGTTAGCTTATCAAAGTGCTTGTACACGTATTCCTTGTTTGCTAAGGGGTATATTATTCTTTCTGAAAGGTGTCTTTTGCTAAGGTTGTATCCTTTTGATGCGTGGCGTATAGTCCAGAACTCCAGATCATAAGCCCAAAGAAGAAACATTAATTCAGATTTAGACACACCATAAACTTCAGATAAATCAGAGAGAACTGTCTTTAATTCCTTTAGACCGTTTCTTTTTATGTATCTTTGATCAAGTCGAGAAAACTCTCGAAATAGTTTTTTTTTTGAAATTTTACTTTTAGGCATTAAACATGAAGTTAAATAAAAGAGATGACCTGCAAAAAGATGGGTTTTTATTTGAGATGCAAAGGATTGCTATGGAAGTTGACAGCTTAATAGAAGAATACGGCCTTCAAAAAGAAGCAATAAATATTATGGTTCTCGGTTTGTTTGATAACACAGAAGAGGATGAACAAAGATTAAGAGCAATATACAGCTATAAAGTAGAAAACGTTCATGAAATGGACACATTAATAGAATTTATATACAGCACTTGGCTTGACGAAGATGAAAACAATGAGACACCCATGGAAGATTTAGATCCTCCAGATGTTGAAGCGTTTTTAAAAAGCTTAGGGATATCATTAAATTAAAAAATGGAGGGACTTATTAGGAAGATTATTATTGGGAATAACCCAAAAGACGCTATGGCTTATTTTGTAGGAATGAGAGCAGGAGCAAACAAAGTTAGCGCAATACTTTTAGACGAACAACACCTGTTTAAGTTTGGAAAAAAGAGATATTTGGTGTACATTGAAGACACAAGTAATACTCTTCTTTGGAAAAGTATTGACGACATGCCTTGCATAATAGAATACAATTTAGATTTTTAATCTATGAGAACATTTAATTTGTTTGTTGTTAAGCTTGACAACAGGCTTAAAGACACGATTACTTCAGATTCTGGCTTTGAGTTATATGTAGACGCTAAGTTTGACGACTTTAAAAACAGAGTAACTGAAGGGCCTGTAATATGCGTCCCTTTTAAATACGACACAGGCGTAAATATTGGTGACACTCTGTATTTTCACCATTTAGTGGTTTTAGGTGGTGACAATAACGGTCAAATATTCACAGAGGAAGATAACACGTATATAGTAAACTATGACCCAGTTCACGCAATTAGCAATCAAGCTATAGCATACAAAAGCAAGAAAGACGGTAAGATTAGGTGTTTAACAGGTTGGTGTTTATTAAAACCCGTAGAACAAGAGGAGCTATCTCTTCAGTCAGATATTATAGAAATAGTAGACCTGCAAGAAAAACTACCTACTAAAGCAGAGGTGGTGTACACTTGCAAAGAAGCCGATGAAATGGGTCTTGTCCCAGGAGAGGTCGTAGGTTTTAAACAGAATAGAGATTATCGCATAACTATAGACGGAACAGAATACTATCGCACTCGCGCAGAAGACCTTATGTATGTCGAAATTTAAGTTTACAACAGTAGGGGCGTCTCAGAGACTTATGTCTAGCATGGAGATTGCTATAGATAATATGATTGAAGAAATCAAAAAACCTGTAGACCCTGAAATAAATGGATCCGCTCGTAAGGCTGAACTTCAGTCTATCAAGCAAACTGCAACGGACTGCAAAGAGCTTATTATAGAAAGACAACGGTTAGAGCAGATGGTAAAAGACTTAAAAAGCAGCGGAGAGATAAGTGGAGTGAAAGATTATTCTGGAGGATTTGCTGAAAGGTTTTCAAAATAATGCCTTATAAAAACAAATCCGACCAGGCTGCAGCTTCTCAAAAGCACTACGAAGCAAATAAAGATAAAATAAAGCTGCGATCTAAAATAAGAAACATTTCTCAAAGACAGAAAAACAGAGACTATGTAAGAAAAGCAAAAGAATTTTCTGGGTGTGTGGATTGTGGTGAATCAAACTTTATAGTTTTAGACTTCGATCACGTTAGCGGAAATAAAATTATGTGCGTTTCAAACATGATTAATAAAGCTTACTCTTTAAAAGCCATACAGATGGAAATAGACAAGTGCGAAGTGCGTTGTTCAAATTGCCATAGAATAGTAACACACAAAAGGTTTCAGGAAACAAAAAACGCTTAACTTTGGTGTTTAGAAACCTTTAATGTTTTAAATAAGATATGAAATCGGTAAAAAGAGATTATAAAAAAGAATACAGACTTTACGGGTCTGGGGGTAAAGCTAAAAAATATAGAGCTGAGCTAAACGCGTTCAATAGAAAAAGCGAAAAAAAAGGAAAGACAAAAAAAGGAGACGGTAAAGACGCCTCTCATATTGGAGGCAAAATAATAACATTTTTAAAAGAGAAACTTAACAGAGCTAATAACCGACCTAAAAAAAGAAACAGCGTTTAAAGTTTAAATTTAATATATATACAATAAAATGTCAAAATATCAATGCAATTGTTTAGATCACGAAGAGGAAATTAGTAAGGTAACTATAAAAGTAGAGGATGGTAAAGTAGTGAGTTCCGCTAAATGTCCGTGTGGTCAAGAGATGAAACTGTCCAACCCTAAAACGGGCTTTCCTTCTCTTGGACGAATGAATAGAAATGGCAGTAGTTTTTAATGAGCTCTTTATTAGAGGCTGAAGGTTATGAAAAACTTATTGTCAAAATTTGCCCCAACGATACGGAAGGTGAAGTTATTGAACTCGGTGGGTTATTCATTTGCCTTCCAGAAAGGCCGCCTAAGAAAGAAATTTTTGGACATAAAGACTCAGACTCCGTGCAGATGTGGAGAAGGCTTTCTATGCCCAAGGAACTGTCTCGTATTCGTTCTATGGATGAGTGGGAGGAAATGCCAAGGGAGTTCCGAGGAAAGTTTCGTCCATATATCGAGGAAGAGTTTCGACGTAGGCGTGAGGGCTTTTGGTTTTATAACAACGGTGCACCTACATATATTACGGGGAGGCACTACATGATGCTTCAGTGGACTAAACTAGACATTGGTTATCCTTACTATTTAAATTTTCAACGTGAGATATTTTTACATATGGCTGCTTGCGAGGCTGACCCTCGCTGTATTGGTCAGCTTTACACTAAGTGTCGTCGTTCTGGGTACACCAACATATGCTCTGCTGTACTTGTGGATGAAGCTACGCAGGTTAAGGATAAGCTTATGGGCATACAATCAAAAACAGGTAAAGACGCCCAAGAAAACATCTTTATGAAGAAAGTGGTGTTTATGTTTAGAAACTACCCTTTTTTCTTTAAGCCCATACAGGACGGTACAACTAACCCTCGTATGGAGCTAGCTTTTAGAGAGCCGTCAAAACGAATAACAAAAAAGAATAAAACCTCCCAAACTGGAGAGGCTTTAAACACAGTTATAAACTGGAAAAACACAACTAATAACGCATATGATGGTGAAAAACTTCATTTGTTGTATTTAGACGAAGCAGGAAAATGGGAAAGACCTACAGACATAAGGGACGCTTGGAGGATTCAGAGGACGTGTTTGATCGTCGGAAGAAAAATCGTGGGAAAAGCTCTGGTCGGAAGCACAGTAAATCCAATGGACAAAGGCGGGAGTCAGTACAAGGATCTTTGGAGGGATTCAGACCCCTCGGAGAGGAACGCAAATGGAAGGACTAGAACTGGTTTATACAGACTTTTTATTCCAGCGCATGAGTCTTTAGAAGGATTTTTTGACGAGTACGGAAACCCTATCGTAGAAGACCCCGAAAAAGAAATCAAAGGTATAGACGGAGACCCTATAAGATCGGGCTCTAGAACGTACTTAAAAAACGAAAGAGAGGCCTTAAGGCATGATGCAGGAGAGCTAAACGAAGTTGTAAGGCAGTTTCCTTTTACCACAGATGAGGCTTTTAGAGACAGCATTGACGGCAGCTTGTTTAATATAGGTAAGATATATGAACAGATTCAATATAACGACGAGCTGTTTCCTAACCCTGTAGTTACAGGAAATTTTGTTTGGGAGAACGGAAATAAAGATACAACAGTAAACTTCTCTCCAGACCCTAAAGGAAGATTCAAGATGTCTTGGATGCCGCCTTTAGAAATGAGAAACAAAAAACAAGAATATAAAGGCAAGAAGGTGGCCCCTAATTCGGAGCTTGGAGTAGGTGGAGTAGACTCATACGATCTTGACTCTACGGTTGACGGTCGAGGGTCTAAAGGAGCTTTGCATTTATACAATAAGTTTCATATGGATCATCCTTCTAATATGTTTGTTTTAGAATATGCTTCTAGACCTCCTTTAGCAAGAATATTTTATGAGGACGTTCTTATGGCTGCTTTTTTCTATGGGTACCCTATACTAATAGAGAACAACAAATACGGAATTGCTAGATATTTTGAAGATAGGGGGTATGACGGTTACTTGATGGATAGGCCTGAACATTTAAAAACCACGGCATCTAAAACAAAAACAAAAGGACTGCCTTCTAACTCTCAAGACATTATTCAATCTCACGCTCAAGCTATAGAGGCTTATATACATGAGCACGTAGGAACCCATTATGACACAGGCAACATGGGCAAGATGTATCTTAACAGCACTTTAGAAGATTGGATAGGGTTTAAAATAGACAATAGAACTAAGTTTGACCTTACAATTAGCTCTGGATTAGCGTTGCTTGCAGCTCAAAAAACAAAGCCAAAAAAAGCTGTATCTAACTTTAACGAAAAGAAGTTTTTTCGCAGCTATAAGATAAGTTGAGGATTGACTATATTTGCATAATATGCGTCTATTGAAAAATAAACTATGAGTTATAAAAAGTCTTCTAAGAATTTTCCAAACCCTTTAGCCGAACAAGAAGAAAAAGCAACAAAAGCCTATGGCTTGAAGTTTGCAAAAGCTATAGAGAGTCAATGGGGTAAACTTACAGACAAAGAATCTCTTATGTCAAGAAGAGGCATCTCGTTTGAAAGAAATAGAGATTACGCTAACGGAACTCAAGACACGAACGTCTATAAAAAGATGTTAACTTCTTTAGACCCGACGAATAGTAATAGTACTCTTGTTAACTTGGACTATACTCCAGTTCCTATTCTACCTAAGTTTGTTAGAATTGTCGTTAATAAAATTCTTTCTAGAAACCCTACACCTAACTTAGAGGCTGTAGATCCTCTTTCTTCTTCCGAAAAAGACAAAGAAAAAAGAAAGCTAGAGAACTTTATAAAGATGAAGAAGCGTTTAATGGCTCTTCAGCAGCAGACAGGGATGCAAATGGGTGATGTAAGCTTAGAGGAGCTGCCAGACACTTTGGAGGAGGCTGAAATTTTTATGGATGCCAATATAAAAAATACGGCTGAAATTGCAGGTCAGATAGGTACAAACATGACCTTGACTTGGAACGACTTTACTGACGGAATATTTCGTAGATCTGTAAATGATTTAGCAGCCTTGGGCATGGCCGTTGTTAGAAGATCTAATGATCCTAATTACGGTATTAAAACTGAGTACGTAGATCCAGCTAAATTTGTTCATAGTCATACAGAAGACCCTGGGTTCAAAGACCTCACTTATGCTGGACATATAAAAGAGATAACAATACAAGAGCTTAAAAGAATAGCTGGTAATGAAATAGAAGACGAAGATTTTGAGAAGCTTACCAATGAGGTTAAAGGCTCAAGCTCTTATGACTTGTCTTACAACTTTACTAATGACGGAAAGTCAGAAGGTAAAGACGAAAACATGGTTCGTGTTTTAGAGTTTGAATTTCTTTCTGTTGATTGTATGCACTTTGAAGAAAAAGAAAACCAACACGGAAACTCAAACTTTTTTTACGAAGGCTACAAGTACAAAGAAAAACACGGAAGCGTTTTTGAACGCAAGTCTAGTAAAATGAACGTAGTTTCTGTATATAAAGGATGTTATGTTTTAGGCACTGACTATATCTACAATTACGGACCAGCTACAAACGTACCAAAAAACATTCACGACATAACTACAGCAAGAACTTCTTACTCAGCCATTTCGACAAACATTCGAAGGATGATGCCTAAGTCTATGGTTGATGGATGTATTGGGTTTGCTGACATGCTTCAAATAACTCACTTAAAGTTACAGCAAGCTATAGCAAAGGCTAAACCAGATGGTTTAATTATTGACATAGAAGGTTTAGAGAGCGTTCAGCTAGGTAAGGGTGGTGAGCTAGAGCCTTTAGAGTTACATGACATTTATGAGCAGACAGGTATATTTTACTACAGAAGCAAAAACCCTGAAGGAGGGTTTCAGAACCCGCCTGTAAGAACAATAGACAACCATATAAGAAACGTTAATGAGTTGGTTTCGTTATATAACCATTACTTACGCATGATTCGTGATGCTACTGGTATAAACGAAATGATGGACGGAAGCACCCCTAAAGGAGAAACTTTAGTTGGAGTTCAGCAAAATGCAATATCTGCAGGAAACAACGCTATATACGATATTACTAATGCTTCTATGATTCTGTTTAAAAAAGTCTGTGAGGATATTGTTAAGTGTTTACAGATTATACCTCCTGAATCAGTCCTTATGGGTATTTACAGGAACGCTATAGGGGATACAAACATGGATGTTTTGTCTTCTTTTAGCAATCTTTATATGTACAATTTTGGAGTTCATGTTGTGAAAGAAATGGAGGATCAAGACAGACAATATTTAGAGCAAAGCCTTCAAGTAGCTTTAGGTCAGAAAGAAATAGATCTGGAAGACGCTATGGCTGTAAGAGACTTGAAAGATGTAAATCAAGCACAAAGGCTTCTTATAACCAGAAGAAAAAAACGTATAGCTAGTCAGCAGCAACAAGCCCAACAAAACTCTCAGATGCAGTCTCAAATGGCTCAGCAAGCATCTCAAATGGCTCAACAGGCAAAGGCTCAAGAGATGCAAATGAGCGCTCAATTAGATTCTCAAAAAATGCAGCTTCAAGCGCAGTTGGACGCACAGTTAGCTCAAGTCAATCATCAGTTTAAAAAAGAAATTGAGATAATAAAAGCTCAAGCTCTTTTAGGACTGAAAGAAGATGATAAAGAGTTTAAACAAAAACTTGAAGTTCTTAAAGAGAACAGAAAAGATGATCGTGTTAAAAAACAAGCTGTTGAGCAATCTAAACTAATCTCTCAAAGAGATGGAAAAAGAAGCGAGCTTCCAGAAGAGAGCTCTAATTTATTTGGAAATATTTTAACACCGTAACAATGGCGAATAAAGTTAATCTTGACGTATCGGAAAAACTAGACATTACATGCAGAAGAGGAGATACCTTTTCTTTAACAGTAACTCTAAAAAACTCTGCAGGAACTGCCTTGCAGCTAGTCACGGACAAGTATTCTTTTTTAATGCAGGTTTGGAATTATTCTAAAAAAATAAAATCTCCTGTTTTAGGTAGTGTTAATTTAGGGGAAAAATCAGATAACTCTTTTGAAGAGTTTGTTATTGATGATAGTGGAAACGTAACTATATCAGCAACTTCAGATACTATGAAAAAAATTAAGCCAGGTAAATATACTTATGATTTGCAGTATGTGCTTCCTACTACTTCTGGGGTAGACACTCATACTACAGTTTTAAGAGGCTCTTTCATTGTTAATGATGACGTATCTAAATCTCTATGAGCGTAGAGGTTAGCACTACATCGGGTACTCTAGTTTCAACGACTACTTCTGAAGGTATTTCCGTTAGCATTACACCTAGTTTTTCTTCTGTTTCTGTAGCCTCACCAACGCTTAGTTCTATTTCTGTTTCTGAAAAAGGACCAAAAGGTGATACAGGAGCTAATTCTACAGTTGCTGGTCCTACAGGTCCGTCTGGTCCAACGTATAATGTTTCTTGTGTGGACGGAGATAACTCCGATGAAGAGAAAATAAGATTAACAGGTAGCGACTCGTCTACAGATGATGTTGTTCTTGAAGCTGGTACTGGATTAAGTATAGCTAGAAACGGTGATAAAATCACTCTTACAAATACTGTATCAGATACAGATACTAACACTCAATTATCTACTGAACAAGTTCAGGATATTGTTGGTGGTATGTTTAGTTCTAATACCGAAACTAGAGTTACAGCTACATACGTTGATGGTGGAGATGGAGTTGGTAAAATAAATGTTGTTGTTGATGATATGACAGCTAATGACAACACTCAGCTGTCTACAGAACAAGTTCAAGACATCGCTGGTCCTTTGGTTGCTACTGGAGGAACTAAAACTAATATAGCGGTCACGTATGATGATGCTAGCGGTAACATGGATTTTGAAGTGGCCTCAGATCTAAACACTACGGGTAATGCTGGAACGGCTACAGCTCTTGCATCAGCGGTAGCAATTAATGGGGTTGACTTTGATGGGTCAGGAGCTATAACAGTTACCGCAGCAGGATCTACTTTGTCAGATACGGTAACAGTAGCAAAAGGAGGTACAGGTTTAACAAGCGTAGCCACTAACAAGATTTTAACGGGTAACGGAACAAGCGCTTTAACAGCTGAGACTAACCTTGAATTTGGCGTAAACCGACTCACTATAGGTAATAACACAGAAGATATTCAGCCGTATATACGAATATTTAATGATGAAAATTCATTAGAGTTAGGTGTATCTAATGCTGCAGATGATTTTCTTTCTGGATCCGCTGATGGCGATGCAATTATAAACTGTTTTGGAGATCACAACCTTATTTTAGGTCAGAACGATCAACCAGCTTTAACAATAGACACTAGCGGTGATGTAGTAATAGCTAACTCTTTAAAGGCTTCAGATAGAACATTTGCCATTACAGGCAATACAGACGGGACACGCGAGGGTGATGTAGTGTACTTTGGCGGTACGACGTCTATGACGGTCGGTACTATTTACCATTATAAATCTGACGGTACGTGGGAGGCTGCTGATGCTGATGCGGTTGCCACTTCTGACGGTCTCCTTGGAGTAGCTTTAGGAGCCGCCTCAGACGATAATGGAATGCTTCTAAGGGGTATGGTTACTTTAGACCACGATCCTGGCGCTGTGGGTGATGTTTTGTTTCTATCTACAACGGCTGGGGATGCAACCGCTACTGCTCCTTCAGGTAACAACGACATAGTAAGAGTAATAGGATACTGCTTACATGCTAGTAATGGACAGATCTGGTTTAATCCAGACGGAACGTTTGTAGAGGTGACAGCATAATGGCTACGATAGATATAAATAGACAAGGTGTTGGACTTGGGATTAATAACGGTAACTTTAACACAGCTAGAACTAACGCCGCATCATCTGTTACAGATGGTATAACGGGTGAATCCGACGTTCAGTACTTTAACACAGCTAGAACCAAAAGGTTTAGAAGAGCTTTCTTACATTTTGACACAAGCGGAATAACAGGGACTGTAACTGCAGCTCATATTGACGTTAACGGAGGCGCTGCGGCTAATGGAGATCCGAATGATACTATTATGGTTAAGAGTACTGCTTTTGGAGGGGATGGCGGAACAGCTTTAGCAACTTCAGATCATTTTGGCTCCTTAGATTACAGCACAGCATATTCTAATGAGCTTACTACATGGTCACAAGGTAACAACGAGTACGTTCTAACAGCTGCGGCTTTCGCTGATATTAAAGCTAACGATCACTTTACTTTAGCTATAGTAGATCACGACAATGATTATGCTAACTCAGACGCTACAGCAACATCAGACATTACTATAGATTTTGACGTAACTATAACCTTAGACTTTACTCTTTCATCAGGCTATAGCCATGATGTAATCGGCGTTGCGGCTGCTAGTATAGGAAAAATAAATACAGTAGCTACAGCTAACGTTGGTAAAATGAACAGCGTAGATTAATTAGTATATTTGAATCATGTCTTACTCAACAAATAAAACAACTAAAAAAAGAATAGATTCTCTTTTAGAAAAAAATTCTTTTTATCAATCATCTAATATGTGTGTTACAAATAGCAAAACAGCTAGAGAAAATATAAACAGACATTGTAGAGTAAACTTTATTAACCCTATAAAAGACATAGACGAAGTTTTTTATAAAATCATATCCGTAGGATCTTAACATGGTAAAAGTTGTAAAATACAAAAAAGGAGGTAAGCTTACTGTTTACAATAAAAAAGTAGCGGTAGATCCTCCGAAAGGATTTCACTGGATGGAAGAAGGCGGAAGATATTTCTTAATGAAGGGCGGATATGGGTCTCACCCGAACGCTGTTGAAAAAGCAATGTTCAAAACAGCAAACCATGCCAAAGCCTAAAAAAACCATCGAGTACAAAAAAGGAGGCAGCGTAAAAGATGCTTGCTATTATAAAGTAAAAGCTAGGTATGACGTTTGGCCTTCTGCTTACGCTTCTGGTGCTTTAGCTAAGTGCCGAAAAGTTGGTGCAGCAAACTGGGGGAATAAAGATAAAAAATAATGCCTAAGGTTAGAAAAACTAAGGCTGGACTAGATTTAAAAAGATGGTTTAAAGAAGAGTGGAGAACATTAAGCGGAGATAAAGACTATTCTAAAGGAGACAAAACCTTTCGACCCACCAAAAGAATAAGTTCAGAAACACCAGTAACCGCCTCAGAACTAACACCAGCAGAAAAAAAAAGGGCTAGGGAGGAAAAGAAGCGGCAAGGGAGGAGACGCCACAGGTATAGAAATAGCCAGTCCTAAAAGTAACTATATTTTCACTATATTTGCATACATAATTAATAATTAACATCCTTTAAAATGGCGACGACAACTGCTACAATTTCACTTAATAGCGCAAACATAACGGGAGACCCATTAAGCTTAAGCAAAACAACAACTTTAAACAAAGCTCAAAGCACTGAGGGTTTAAATCAATTTACAGGTATTACAACTTTAGTTTATGCTGGAGCTCAAACAGCTACTCCTCTTGTTCTTGCGGCTTCTTATGCAAATCCTCTTGTTGCGCACAAAGTGTACATTCGAAACACTTCTACATCTCCAACAGATTTTGTTAATATTGAATTAGGATCTGGTAATACTGTTTTAGGTCGATTGTATGCTGGTGATTGGGCTTTTTTACCTTGGGACGGAACAAACGACATAGATGTTGACACTAGCGGAGCTTTAACTATTGAATTTGGTGTTTTCTCTCAATCAGCAGTATCAGTTTAAAATAAAACATTATGGCAACAGTAAACGCAACATTAACTATAACAAGTCCAGACTTAGTCGGGAATTCTTTAAACCTAACGACTACATCTACCTTAACTAAAGCGGGGACAGCTACAGGACTGGATCAGGCTGTAGGCCTTAGCAGAAAGTTAACTTCTTCAGGTAATACATACACTATCTTTAAAGCAGACGATTACACGGCAGACAAAGCTCACAAAGTGTATTTAAAAAATATATCTGCTACTTCATCTGAGTTTTTAACAATAACTGTAGACGATGAGCCTTTAGGTAAGCTATATGCTGGAGACTTTGCTTTCTTCCCTTGGTCGGCTACAAATGGAACTAAAGCAGCATTTTCAGTAACATTCGCTGCTACTTGGGCTGATGGAGATACAGCTGTTTTTGATGGGGTTACAATCACGCTTGGAGCTACGGAAACTGTAGCTGCTATGGCAATTTTAGCTGCAGCTGCAATATACCCAAACTTTACAGCCGCTGTTACTTCCTCAGGCGTTGTCACTTTCACAGCTAAAGACAGTAATAACCTTCACTTAATTGAAGTAGGTGCTGCATCTGATGATTACGTAGTAACGACTGCGGGAAACGGAACAGGAACGGTAGCTAGAACAGTAGTTCCTGTTGCAAGCGCAAACGATATTAAAATCACACCTAGTGTAGCGACAGCAATGACGCTAGAATCTATGTTAATAATAGACGCATAATGGGAACTTTAAAAGTAGGTATTACGATAAGTAGCAATTCTGTGCTTTCCAGCCCTGTGAATCTTGCTTCAAGTTCTTCTTTAGTAGCAGACTCTGGCGTCTTAGTTAGAGCTAAAGTTTTAAAGACTTCAATTGATTCGAACGCTCTTGTTGTTTACAAAGGAGACGACAAGCTTGTTTCTGGTTATTTATACGTAAAAAACTTAGAAACTGAAAAAGAAAACTATATACATGTTTACAATGCTTCTGAAAGTGATGCTTTAGTCTCTAAGATTGCAGGAGGGGAGTTTTGTTTTATACCTGTCGTTGTTGATAAGACATACAAAGTGTTTTCCACCAGAGTTGATTCTATGGTAGACTACGCTGTTTTCGGTTTAGATAGTTCTGCAGTAACACTTTCATAATAAAATAAAAACATGGCAACATTAGCAAATCAAGGAAT